CACTTATAGATTACCTTCCTACTGTAGAGAGTTCTTATGATGGTCAGAAGATGTTTAGATATTTAGCTGATGAGGCTTCTAAATGGGTTCGTGGAGCTAACTTTGAAAAGCATTGGGGTCAAGTATCTCCTACATTTGATGAGGGTGGTAAGATTGTTGGGAAGGCATTTGTTGGTTCTACAGTAAATGCAATGAGTAAAGGCGGTTCTGAATTTAAGTCTTTATACCTGGCTTCTGATGTAAAGAAAAGAGATAAAACTACAGATAGAACACCAAGTGGATTATATTCGTTCTTTCTTCCAGCTCACAAGAATATGACTGAGTTTACAGATATTTACGGAGTATGTCACGAGGTAGTAGAGAAGGGAGAGTCATTTACAAATGTTAATGGAGTTAGAAAGACAGTTGGATCTATTGCATATTTAGAAGCCAAAAGAAAAGCTAAGAGGAAAGAAAATGACGTTGCCTATAATGAGGAGCTTAGAGCATTTCCAATGACCACTGACGAAGCATTTAGAGATGAATTACTAAAGGCTTTATTTAATGTTGAGAAAATAAATGAGCAGAAATTATTTAACGATAGTATAAATGTAAATAATGATATTGTTAGAGGAAGATTTGCTTGGAAAAATGGAATACCAGATACAACTGTAGAATGGCATCCTGATAATAATGGTAGGTTTCTAGTTTCTTGGATACCACCAGTAGATTTCAGAAATAGATTTGAATCTAAAATAGGATTTGGAGGATATAGTAAGTCTCCATTAAATGATGATATAGGTGCATTTGGATGTGACCCTTATGATATATCTGGAACAGTAGAAGGCGTTTCTGCTTCTGGTCATTATAACGAAGAAACGAGTAGAGCATCTAAAGGAGCTTTACATGGACTAACTGGTTTTACAATGAAAGACGCACCTAGTAATGCGTTCTTTTTAGAGTATGTAGCAAGACCATCTACAGCAGAAATCTTCTTTGAGGATGTGCTTATGGCTTGTGTATTCTATGGTATGCCGATATTAGTTGAGAACAATAAGCCTCGTTTACTATACCATTTTAAGAACAGAGGTTATCGTAACTTTGCAATTACTAGATTTGACAAAGCAGCCAATAGATTATCTCCTACTGAGAAAGAAATTGGAGGTATGCCTAACTCATCTGAAGACGTAAAACAAATACACGCATCTGCTATTGAAGCGTATATTGACAAGTATGTTGGAATGAATCACGAGACTGAAGACTATGGTAATATGCCATTTAATAACACTCTTGATGATTGGATGAAGTTTGATATAAATAATAGAACTAAATTTGATGCTGCTATCAGTTCGGGTTTAGCTATAATGGCTGTTAATAGAAAGTTATATTCTAGTCATTCTGAATCGAAACCAATTGTAGTGAATATTAAAAGATACAACAACAATAGATAACATAAAAAATGAGTGGAGTAAAAAAACAAAATGGTGTAGCAATTACATTCAAAGGTTTTCCAAGTCAAAATCAACCATTTGAAATACAAGAAAGTTCCGATTACGGACTTCAGGTAGGTCAAGCTATTCAATACGAATGGTTTAAAAAACAAGGACAGAGTTGTAAATTTTTTGATAACAAGACTGAATTTCACAGAAGAAGATTATATGCTAATGGATTGCAAAGCATTTCAAAGTATAAAGACTATATGGCTAATAACGGAGATTTATCTTATTTAAATCTTGATTGGAGCATCGTTCCTGTTATACCTAAATTTTGTGATTTGATAGTTAATGGAATGGCTAATAGAGATTACTCTGTTAAGGCATTTTCTGTTGACCCAGTATCTACTGAAAATAGAATATCGTATCGTCAAAAAGTAAAAGACGAGATGGATGGTCAAGAGTTTATAGAAGCTGTTAAAGGTGGATTGGGTATAGATATTTCTACAATACCAAAAGATAAACTTCCACAGTCTGAGCAAGAGTTAGACTTACACATGCAACTAGATTACAAACCATCTATTGAGTTATCTTCTGAATTAGCTATTCAAGCTGTATTTGAAGAAAATGATTTTAATAATGTAATTAAAAGCAGATACGAGAAAGATATTGTAGAGATTGGTCTTGGTGCTGTTAAGCATAGATTTACTCACTCAGATGGAGTTAAGATAGAGTATGTAGACCCTGCTAACTTAGTTTGGTCTTATACAGAAGATCCTTATTACAAAGATTGTTTTTATTTTGGAGAATACAAGAATGTAAATATCTCAGAAGTATATAAAGAGTTTCCAGGACTTTCAAATGATGAGAAAGATAGAATACAAGACGTAGGTAAATCTTGGAACAACTATTACGAAATTGATGTAAACAATTCAACTGATGATGGAATAGATGGTAAAGTAGGATTACTTTATTTTAATTTCAAAACATCAAGAGAGAAAGTTTGGAAAAAGAAAAAGAATAATCAAGGTGGTCTTAAAGTTATTCCTAAAGGAAATGACTTTGTTTATAAAGGTCAAGGAGATGTTAGCTTTGAAAAACTTACAAAAGTAGAAGAGGTTTGGTTTGAAGGAGTATTGGTATTAGGAACTAATATCTTATTGCAATGGAGTGTATGTAAGAATATGGTTAAGGAAAAATCTAATTTGAATAAAGTTCTTCCTAATTATGTTATGTGTGCTCCTAAAAGTTACAAAGGATATATTGATTCATTAGTAGCTAAGATTATTCCTTTTGCTGATGATATTCAAATGTCTTGGTTGAAACTACAACAAATCAAACAAAGAGTTGTGCCTGATGGTCAATACTTAGATGTAGATGGTCTTGTTGATATTTCATTAGGAAACGGAAATGCTTATACAGTAGATGATGCTTTAAATATGTACTTTCAAACTGGTACTGTTATAGGTCGTTCATCTTCAGTTGGTGGAGAATTTAACAATGCTAAAGTTCCAATTCAAGAGATAAGACATTCATCAGGAAGCGATAAGATACAGTCTTTGTGGGAGTCAATTAGAATCTCTTTAGATATGATTGCAACTGTAACTGGTATAAACCAAGCTGTTGATGGAAGTAATCCTGATAAGAACAGTTTAGTTGGTCTTCAGAAAATGGCAGCTTACAGTTCTAATGTAGCTACAAGACATATCTTAGAAGGAAGTCTTCATGTTATGAGACAATTAGCTAGATGCGTATCTATAAGAATATCTGATGTACTTGAATATGCTGAATCTAAAAATGATTTAATTAGAAAGATAGGCAGAACAACAGTTACTAATCTTGATGAGATTAAGGACCTTTATTTATATGACTTTGCTATCAACATAGATTTATATCCAGATGATGAAGAACGTGCTAAATTAGAACAAGACATTTCATTTGAGATACAAAATGGTAACTTAGGAGTTGAAGATAAATACGCAATTCTAAATATTAAAAATATAAAATTAGCATCAAACTTTCTTTCTATCAGAAAAAAGAGAAGAATGGAAGAGATGTCAAAAAGAAAGAATGAAGAAATTCAAGCTCAAACTCAAGGTAATATTCAGTCTGCTCAAGCTGCTTCTGAATCAAAAGCTCAGCTTATACAGATGGAAAGCCAATCTAAAGCTCAGGTTGAAGAAGCTAGAATAAAAGGAGAGATTGCTAAAATGCAGATGGAAGTTGAACTTAAGAAACAATTAATGGAGATTGAATTTAATTATAACATGCAACTTAGAGGTGCTGAAGTAGAGAACAAAAAGAGCGTAGAAACATTCAAGGAAGATAGGAAAGACAAGAGAACAAAGCTACAAGCTACGCAACAAAGTAAGATGGTAGAGCAAAGAAAACAAGCGTCTCCAGCGATAAACTTTGAGTCAGAAGAAGATAGCTTAGATGGTTTTGATTTCTCAGGATTTGAACCTAGATAGTCTATACGAAAAATATATTAATTTTTACTAATTTTGTAAAATAATTTCAATTTAATTTAAATAAGAATATGGATTACAAATTCAGACTAGAGGGAAGTGAAGAGTTTTACGACCCAAATGCAATTAAGGAAGAAGTAGTAGATACAACGAAAGACAATTTATCCGAAGAAGGAGCATTAGAAAATGTAGCAGATGGCAATAGTGTGATTGAACAAAAAGAAGAAGTCACACTTCCTGCCTCTGAAGAAGTTCTTAAAAATACTGAAGAATTAAATGAAGAGAAAGTATCTGAGTTTTTGAAAAACAACCCAGACTTACTTAACAAATTAAAACCAAGTCAGGAAGTAGAACTTGACGAGGATGTAAAAAAGTTTCTTGAGTTCAAAAAAGAAACTGGAAGAAGTTATTCTGACTTTATAGAATACCAAAGAGACCCATCTGATTTTGAAGAAGAAGATCTTGTTCGTAAATTAATTAGAGATAGGAATCCTGATTTAAACGATGAGGAGATTGAAGATGAGTTTCTAGATACTTATGGTTATGATGAAGATTTAGATGACGAGAAAGATATTAGAAAGAAACAAAGAGAATACAAAAAAGCAATTGCTGAAGCTACTGAGCATTTTAATGAACTAAGGGAGAAATACAAAGTACCATTATTGGTTAATAATGAGAATATACCTGAAGATTATAAAGAAGCAAAGACAGCTTTAGAGCAATTAAAAGCAGAGCAATCTGCACAACAAGAAGGAGTAGAACAACAAACGAAACATTTCTTGGGTAAAACCGAAGAATTTTTCTCTAATGATTTCAAAGGTTTTGAGTTCAAAGTTGGGGAAGAATCTTTAGTACATAAGCCAGGTAACGTAGAAGATGTTAAGAATACTCAATCCAATATCGTCAATTTTTTTCAAAAGTTTTTAGACGAGAATGGAACATTAAAAGATATTGAGGGATACCACAAAGCTCTTTATGTGGCAATGAATTATGATAGCATTTTAAAAAATGTGTATGAAACTGCAACAGCTAAAGCAATAGAGAGTGAAGTTAAAAATTCTAAGAATATCGACATGGGAATGAGACCATCTCAATCCACATTAAAAACTGGAGGACTAACAATGAAAATCGTACAATAAAACAATAAATAAAAACAATAAACAATGGCACTTAATGGAACTCCAGCAGTAAAGCTAACACCTTCTGCTTCAAAAGAAATTTTAGCATCTAACTATTTAGACGCAACAAACTTTAATTTTACCAACCAATACTTACCTGAATTACACGAGAAAGAATTTGCTCGTTATGGTAACCAATCTTTGAAAGGTTTCTTAGAGAAAATGTCTCAAGAAATGCCTATTCAATCTGACTTGATTAAATGGAGCGAAGAAGGTCGTTTGAGACCAGTAGGTCAAGCTGTAACTCGTGTATCTGCTGTATTTACACTTGTAGCACACCCATTCCGTAAAAACGATACTGTAATCATCAATGATGGTGCTGGTGTTGAGAAAAAAGGTTTGATTACAGCTGTTACTGCTGATACCTTTACTGTAGCATCTACTTTAGCTGCTGGTTTTGGTACTTTGGCTACTACAGGATTAAGCGTATTTACTTATGCTAACGAATACAGAAAAGGAACTAATGGTCGTGAAGAGTCTCTTGAGTCTCAACCAGAAATCTTTTCAAACAAACCAATCATCATCAAAGAGAAAGATTCAGTTAATGGTTCTGATATGGCTCAAATTGGATGGATTGAAGTACAAGGAGAAGATGGTGCAGGATACCTTTGGTATTTGAAATCAAGAGCTCAAACTCGTCAAAGATTTGATGACTACTTGGAAATGGCTATGGTTGAAGGTACTGCTTTCGAATCAGGTTCTGCTGCTGCAACTGCTGGTTACACAGGTACAGAAGGTCTTTTTGAAGCTGCTTCTAAAGGAAATATTTTCAATGGTTTGGTTGACAGTCTTACTGAAGTTGATGAAATCTTAGCTCGTCTTAACAAACAAGGTGCTATCTCTGAATACTTGATGTTCAACACATTTACTCAAGATAGAGCAATGGACACTATGTTGGCTGCATTGAACTCTTACGGTACAGGTGGTACTTCTTACGGAGCTTTTGATAACTCTGAAGATATGGCTTTGAACTTAGGATTTAGAGGATTTAAATTGGCAGGTTATGAAATCTACAAAAACCAATGGAGATACTTAGATGATGCTACTGCTCGTGGTCTTTTCACAGGTACTGCTCAAGTTAACGGTCTTTTAGCTCCATCAGGAACTAAAACAGTTTACGATAACGTATTAGGAGTTAATGCTACATTACCTTTCTTACACGTTAAATACCGTAAATCTGCTACAGAAGACAGACGTTACAAAGTATGGGCTACTGGTTCAGCTGGTGGTGCTAACAATAGTGATTTAGATGCTAACGAATTGCACATGCTTTCTGAAAGAGCGTTATGTGTAATGGGTCGTAACAACTTCGTTATGTTAAAAGCATAACCAAACAATAACCAATAATTAAGGGAGCTGAAATATGCTCCCTTTTTTTATATAACTTTGCGTAAATATTTAATTTAATCAAACAATGGCAATAAGAAAAAAAATGGTAGAGGATTCTATCAAAGACAGAACGTACTTTTTAACATCTGAACAAGTACCATTACAGTTCTTTTTACAGAACAGACATAAACAACATTCATCTCTTCAATACTATGATGAAGCAAAGAATAGAAGTAGAGCATTAAGATATACTACAAACAATGCCTCTGTATTCCAAGATGAACAATTTGATGATAGTATCTTAGGGTTTATCGTATTTAGCAATGGAAAACTAGAAGTTCCTAAAACCAACCCGACATTACAGCAGTTTCTTGAATTACATCCACATAAAGGATTATTGTTTGAAGAACACAATCCTGAGAAAGATGCTGAATCTGAATTGAGTAGTTTAGTTGTAGAAGCTGAGGCTATGAAAGTGGCTTTTGATTTAGAAGCTCTAGAACTAGAGAGTATTGCACTGGCTTTATTTGGTTCAAGTTCTACTAAGAAGAAAACAAGTGAGATCAAGAGAGATGTATTAATGTACGCTAAACAAGACCCAGTTACATTCTTACACTTAGTAGCAGACGACTTAACTAAAATCAAAGCTGTAGCTATTAAAGCTCAAGAATTAGGATTAGTTCAATTGAAAGATTTGGTTTTCTATAATGAGGAAAATGTATTATGCAGAGTACCTTATGATAGCGAACCTAATGATACTTTAGCAAGATGGTTACATACATCTAAAGAAGGAAAGAATTTTATGAATTTCCTTGAAGCTAAGCTCGTTTAATATAATAACATAATTGTAAGAAAAGCCACCTTGTAAATCTCGGTGGTTTTTTTATTTTATAAATTAAGTATCTTTGTACAAAACTAATACAAATGATTAATATAAATAAAGTTAGGAACACAGTATTGTTTGTTCTTAATAAAGAAAATAGAGGATTCATTACGCCTAATGAGTTCAACAGTTTCTCTGATATGGCTCAAATGGCTATATTTGAAGATGACTTCCACAAGTACGCAAAAGCTATTTTAAAGCAAAACAATAGAATGTATCATTCAGAATACTCTGATATTCCAAAGCAACTAAGAGAGAGAATAGATGAGCTTACTGAGGTTGGAGATATGTCTTATGATTTAAATAATATGCTTTCAGTAGACGCTACAGATTTATATAGAATGCTAAACATTACTTACAAGAATAAGTACGATGTAGAGGAGGTTTCTAAACTAGAGATAAATAGAGTTGTAAACAATAGTCTTATTGCTCCATCAGCGGAATATCCTATCTATGTAAACATTGGAGGTAAATACAAAGTATATCCAAGTACATTGTTAGATACTGATTTCTCAGCTACATACATTAGAGTTCCAAAACAACCTAAGTGGACTTATATAGAGATAGCAGGAAATCCAGTTTACAATGCTTCTGCTGTAGATAGACAAGACTTTGAATTACACCAATCTTGTGAGGTAGAATTAATCACAAAGATTTTAGGATACTGTGGAATATCAATAAGAGAAGCTGAGGTTACACAAGCTGTAAAAGCAGAAGAGACATACAAGGACCAAAGAAACGGATTATAAAAATATAAACTATGAGTCACGATATAACTACTCCTCCTATCAATTATTATGAAGATGAGGCTAAATGGGGAGAATACCAATATGTTACATTGACGGAGTTAGTAAACAACTTCATTACCAATATGGTTGGAGATGATAAACTATTGTCTAATGTGAAGAGATATAATGTCTTATACCACATGAAGAGAGGTATATCAGAATTGTCTTATGATGCTTTGAAAGATATTAGAAATGTAGAGCTAGAGATTGGAGATACACTTAGTGTTCCACTTCCTATTGATTATATTTCTTATGTTAGAGTATCTGTAGTTGGAGACGATGGAACTCTTCAACCATTAGCAATTAACAATAAAACAACTATTGCTAGATCATACTTACAAGACCACCAATACAATATCTTATTTGACCAAGATGGTTATCCATTAGAGGCTACACCTAGTGTTGTTGAGAATAACTTCTCAGGTTCTACATATATAAAAGTACCAAGCGATGAAGCCAAAGGTAACTATACAGTATCAGCATCTCCAAACTTTAATTTTGACACATCTCAAAATGGTAATGGAACATTTGTAATAGATAAGAGAACTGGAAGAATGAATTTCTCTTCAAATATTTTCTCTAAAATAGTTGTTATAGAATACATCTCTGATGGACTAGAGGGAGACCCTGAGTTTATTAGTGTTCATAAGTTTGCAGAACAAGCTCTTTACGAGTATGTTAAGTATATGATTCTTAATAACAAATATGGTGTTCAAGAATATGTTATCAATAGAGCTAAGAGAGACTACCATTCAGCACTTCAAAATGCAAAGATTAGATTGTTAGAGTTGAGAAAAGTTAATCTTCATGGCATATTGAATAATAGAAAACAATGGCTAAAATAAATATATAGATGAAAATACAAAATAATTTTCTTCAAGCTAAAGTAAATAAAGACTTTGACGAAAGGTTAACTCCTAATGGACAGTTAACAGATGCGGAGAACTTTATGGTTACTTCTGAAGATGGTGGAGCTGCTGGTGTTGGTAAGGTGGTCTTAGGAAACTTTAAGACTACTTCATTAAACATTCCTGGAGCTATGGTAATTGGATCTATGTCTGATGATGCCAACAATAGATTATTCTACTTTATAAAGGGAACTAATCATGATTATCTTATTGAATATAATGTAGAGACTGAAACTACAATTGTGGTTTTAAAAAGTGTAACTGGAGGAGCTTTGAATTTTAATTTAGCATATAGAATAACTCACGCTCACTTTGTAGTTAATTCAGAAAACCAAGATACACTAATGGCTTGGACAGATGGTTTCAACCCTCCAAGAATTGCCAACATAGATAGATTTAAAGCATTGTTTACAGCAGACCCTGCTTATGTATTCACTTCGTTAGAGATAAGCGTTATGAAACCTTCTCCTGAAGAATCTCCTACATTAGAAGGATTAATGGATGTTGATAATTTAGAGTCTAATGAGTTAGAGGATAGATTAATATCATTTTGCTATAGATACAAATATTCAGATGGATATTATTCTGCAATATCTCAATGGTCAGAATACTTCTTTACTCCTGGTACTTTCTCGTTGAACTATGAGACTATGGAGAATATGGCTATGCTTAATGAGTATAATGCTGTTAATGTATCTTTCAACACAGGAAGTAGAGATGTAATAGGAATTGATGTTTTGTTTAAAAATAGTGGAGAAAACACTATATATATAGTTGATAAGTTTAAAAAAGATGAAGAGGTTTGGGGTAACAATGAGATTAAAGAAGTGTTTTTTTCGAACAACAAGGTTTACGGAGTTCTTCCTGAAAGCCAATATTATAGAAGTTTTGATAATGTTCCTTTAACAGCTTTAACGCAGTGTGTTGCTGGAAATAGATTAATGTATGGTAATTATGTAGAAGGTAGAAACTTAAAAGATGTATCTGGAAGTGATGTACTTCTTGATTTTTCTGTCGGATATATATCTGAAGAATTTCTTACTAAGGATATAATTGGTACTTTTAAAAGTAGTGACTACTCAATAGAACCTGCAACTGTTTCTAAGAACAAAACAATTATTGAATTTACATTTCCTAGTTATGTTACATTTAAAAAAGGAACTTCTTTTACAATAAGATTCTATGTAAAGTCAACTTTTGTTGGTCATGAAGATAATTTGTTTGTAGAATACTATACTTATTTATTTAAAGATGATTTTTTAAGTTTTAGTGATTTCTTTATTAATTCAAGTTTTAAGAATGATATACAATCATTTATTAGTAGTGGTTTTCAAAGTGAAATGACAGAGTCTCCATCTGGATTTACTTTGGATTTATTTCAAGCATTTCAAGTAACAAGTCCTTCTGATAGAGTAGTTAATATAAAAATACCAGCTATTAGATATATAAAAGATAATGTAGACCCTACTCCTGATGAATTTCAATACGAGTATTTTGAAACTACAGTTGTAAATATAACTTATAACGAGATAGGTGTTAATAGTAGCATGAAGTCTAATAGAAGCTATGAGATAGCTATGTATTACGAAGATGCTGAAGGAAGAAAGACTACAGCTCTTACATCATCTAGAAACACTGTTTATATACCAACTTCTTGTTCTGATACAAAAAACACTATAAAAGTAGATATTCCAGGAAGTCAGAAGCCACCTAGTTGGGCTTCTAGATATGGTTTTGCAGTAAAGCAAAATAGAAGAGATTATGAATCACTATATGCTTCACGATTATTTCAAGAAGACAATTTTTGTTGGATAAAACTAGAGGGTCAATCTAAAGATAAGATTTCTGTTGGAGATGAATTAATAGTTAAGAGAGATGAAAGAGGAGTTCTTGATGATTTGATAAGAGTTAGAGTTTTAGCTATAGAATCTAAATCTATAGACTTCATATTAGGAAACGTAGATGCTGATGGTGTTTTGTTGTCAGAGCCATCTGGTCTTTATGCGAAGATAGATGGATCTAATTTGAGTTCACAATACTCTGATAATCAATTTATAATATACACTAAAAAAGATAGTGCTGCTTCTGGTAGACCTAATATAACAATAACAGCGTTTAATGAGGGAACAAATCCTTTACCAATACCACAAGGTAGTGTAGTAGAGTTTGATTTTACAAATTCATTTAGAGGACAAGCTCCACATATTAAGTTTCAGAAGAAATACGTTATGTCTACATCGTATCTAAATTTTACAGATGCGTTTAATGCAGAGATAGCACCGTTTGGTTTCTTATCAACTAGTCATCCTGATAGCGGAAAAGAGTATACTTGTACATCATCCCAATCACTAACTGGAGGAACTACTGTATTTATTGTAATAGGAACTGAGAATGGAGTAAACAATCCTTTTTACACTCACAAAGCATATATGACTTGTATAGTTAAGATACAGATAGTAAAAGATATATTTATCTTTGAAACACTTCCAAAAGAAGTTGATTCAGATGTTTATTTTGAAACACCAGAAAGTTATAAAATTGTTAATGGAGGACATCAACAAACATCTCATTTACTAAGTAGAACATTTAATTGCTTTACATTTGGTAATGGAGCTGAAAGTCATCAGATTAAAGATTCATTTAACAAAAGAAAATTATTCATTGACTTCTGTCCTACATCTAATACTTCTGACGAGTACAAACAAGTTAATAGATACGCTGACATTACATATAGTGATGTTTATCAATCTTCAACTTCTGTAAATAGACTGAATGAATTTAACTTATCAGTAGCTAATTATAAAGATGATATTGATAAGAGATTTGGAGGTATAATAAGAATGCATCCTACAGAAACTGATATTCTTGTGATTCAAGAAGATAAGTGGAGTAAGATATTGTATGGTAAAGATTTACTTTACAATTCAGATGCAACCACAAACTTATCTAGAATACAGAATGTTTTGGGTCAGCAAGTGCCTTATGGTGGAGAATATGGAATATCTACTCACGCAGAAAGTTTTGATGAGTATGGAAGAAATATGTTCTGTACAGATGTTAAGAGAGGAGTAGTATTGAGATTCAATGATTCAAATGGTCTTACTGAAATATCTAACAGCGGAATGAAGGATTACTTCAAGAGATTGTTTAGAGATAACAAGATAGATAACATCATAGGTCAATACGATTCATTTTACGATATTTATATCTGTAATATAAAATACACAACTAAGACCAACGAAAGTAAATATGTAACTTGGGTTTATTCTACGGATGCTGATGGATTTGCAACTAAGCAAACATTTAATCCTGAAGAAATGTTAAGAGTAAATAATCACTTATTGTCATTTAAAAATGGAGAGGTTTATAAACATAACCATAATGCGACAAGTAATTACAATACTTTTTACGGAGTTCAATCTGATAGTACATTTTCATTTAACTTCTCTCAAGAACCAAGTACAAGAAAGAACTTTAAAACCATAGAAATTGAAGGAACTAATTCTTGGGATATAACTCTTAAAACAGACCTTCAGAATGGATACTTGAATAAAGGCGATTTAAGCAAGAAAGAAGGAGTTTGGTACGGATATGTTAGAGGAGAGGGAGAAAATGCAGTAGACACAGCCACATTAAGCGTACAAGGATTAGGAAGTGTCTCTTCAATTGTTGGTAATGTAGTTACTATTAATGGATTCTCTTCTGGATTAGTTAGTGTTGGAGATAGAGTTTTAGATTCTAACTTGGTTTTCATTGGAAACATAACAAGCATATTAGGGCAAACTATAACTTTAAGTAGTGTTGTTGGAGCTTCAGTTGGAACATTCTTGGTTTCATCTAAATCACAATCTTCAGAGACCAGTGGTTTACTTGGATACTATATGAAAGTTGATGCTAAATTAAGCAGTAATACATACTCAGAAGTTTACTCAGTTAATAGTGAGGCTATAAAAAGTTTCTCTTAATTTACTTACTTTTGTAATTATGAAAACAGTAAGGTGGTTAAATGATTACGATTATGATACTTTAGTTAAGTGGTGGAAGTGGTTTAGATTCACTCCACCACCTAAAGTAACATTACCTGAAAATGGTAATTTCGGTATAATGGTGTCTAAAAATGGTGTAGATGTATGTGCTGGTTTTTTATACCTAACGAACTCAAATATGTGTTGGATGGAATACATAGTATCAAATCCAGATGTAAGAGATAAATACACTAGGGATGAGTGTATAAAAGAATTAATAGATGGATTATCTTATTTAGCAGAGCAAAATGGATACTCTATAATATACACTTCGGTTAAGAACCAAAATTTAATTAACAAGTATTTAAGTTGTGGTTTTATTAAAGGGAGTGATAATTGTACTGAAATGATTAAAATAACAAATAAAAATATATAACATGGCAGTAGTAACATCAGTTGCGATAGGAGCTGTAGGCGTTGGATTAGCTGGATACCAAGCGTATAGTGGCTCTAAACAAGCAGAACAAGCTAGGAAAGATTTAGAAAACCAACCTGTTCAAGAAGTAAGAAACTCTTATAGAGACTTAAACGTCACTAGATACGGTGCTGATTTAAAACAAACAGCACAACAGAATGTAGCAGCGTCTCAAGTAGAGGCTTTGCAAGGAGCTGGAGTTAGAGGTGTTATGGGTGGTCTTGGTAGGGTAGAGGCTGGAAATCAAGCAGTAGCTCAAGAAATAGGTGCGGACTTAGACGCTCAAAGAAAAGCTATTGACCAAGCTATAGCCTCTGGAGACATGACTGTTCAGCAAATGGAAGAACAAAGAAGAAGAGAAAACATAGCTGCATTATCTTCTCAGTTTTCAGCAGGTCAACAACAACAATGGCAAGGATTGCAGGGTATGGCTCAAAGTGCTTCGGCAGCGGCTAGTGGATATTCTCAGTTAACAGGTCTTAAAACTGCATCTAATTATGCTGATAAATTCAAGACGGCAGGTTCAGCATTACCTACTAATTCAGGATTAACAACACCAACACCTAAAATAGGATAATAATGGCTATAGGAAAAGTAAATGCTTATGCTACAGTAGACGCTCCTAAAGCTGATTTTGGAGCAGTAGCACAATTAAATATAGATAATTTAGTAAAGTCAGCTAAGGAAGATGAGCAATTAAAAGCTGCAAAGGCTGCTGCTGAAGATAAAGCTAAGGCTGAAAGAGCTAAGGAATTTGGAAACTTCGTTACATTTGATTCTTCTGGTGTTAGTTTACAAGACCAATATAGCAGTAAGGAGGTTGTAGAGTTACTGCCTAAATTTGCGGAGAATAAAAGATTATACGAAGAAACAAAAGACCCTAAATATCTTCTTGAAGGACAAAGGATTCTTGGGTATATAAATAGCGTTAATAGCAACACTAAGGTGTTAAAGGAAAATGTAGATAGATTTGTTATAGCAGCAGGAAAAGATGAAATAGCTTCTAAATGGTCTAAGGCAGGTATTGATAAAATTAAATCTTTAAAGGATGGTAATACTGTATTTGGAAGAGGTGCAGATGGAAATGGAGAAGTAGCAACTTATGAGACATTACCTGATGGTAGTAAAAAAATAAAAGGAACTGAGAAATATCCTGACTATTTATCTATTATTTCTAATGCTCCTAATGCTGTTGATTTTACAGATGAACTTCAAAAAGATAAAAACTTATTTGAAAGAAATTTAACAGAAACACAAGTTAATGCACTTAGAAAAGAAGGTACTAAAGCAATATCAGGAAATACAGAAATAGCTATAGGTAAACTTGCTAAAAGTAAAATGAATGATGATAAATTTTTAGCTGTATATCTTTCCGAAATTGGAGAGACTACAAATGATGACCTTAGAACATCAGGATTTAGTCCTACAGAAAAAGCAAAAGCTATAGAGGCTTATAAAAAACAATTGATTAGTTTATACGGAGTTGACAAATTTGTTGATGTAAAACAAGCACCAACACCTTCTAAAGGAGATGAAAAAGCAATTAAAGGTCAGGCTAATGTAGATATTAATAGTAAATTTAGACTAATTAAACCTGATGAAATTAGAGGATATACTACAGGTGCTAATGATACAAACAAAATGGCTAGTGTTCCTGTTCGTTCATTATCATATCCAATTAACGCTTCAGGAATGGATAAACCTGAAATGCTGGATTCTAGCACTGGTGGTAAAACTGGAGCTATAATAACACCAAATTCATTCTATGTTTCACCTGATGGAAACTTATACTTAACAGCATCTTCTAAATCATCTGAACAGATAAGAGCTGAAGGTGGAGTTTACTCAGGAGCTGAAAATGTAGAGGGTAATAACTATGTATTTTCTTATAGAACAAATGGAACTGAATTTGCTAATGCAGCAAAGGGTATATTAAATAGTCAACCAACTTGGACTTTACCTAATGGAAAAGGAATGAAAATAAGAGAAGTTAAAGATATATATAATTACTTCGACCAAGTAGAGAAAGCAAGAGGAGGAACAGGATTATCTTTAAAAACTCCAAGTGGCGCTGCAAAAGGAGCTAGTGGTAACACAAAAGGCAATAGTAGTAATACTAATAACAAGAAAGTAATAAAAGGATTTTAATTATGCTACAACCAACACAAGATAAGATAAAACTATTATATGACGCTGTGTCTAAGGATTATTCTGTAGGAACTTATGATGAGTTCAAGAATAAACTACAATCTCCAGAAAAAAGAAAATCTTTTTACGAAGGGGTTGGAAAAGAATATTCACTGGGTTCTTATGAAGAGTTTGAATCAAAAATATCTCCTCAAAAAAAAAATCAAGTTGGGAGTGTTACTTCAAAAGAAACTCCTTCGGTATCCTCATCAAAGGTTCAACCAATTACTTCTTTGGCTACAGAAAAAACTCAAGCGGTAAAGGCTTCGGATGGTTCTGTTGGAGGTAAAATAAAAACATTTACTGGTTTCTCTAAAGAAGAACAGGCTCAGATGCAAAAACCTGAGTCTGTAGTTAAATCAGAACAAAAACAACCATTAAAATTAGTTAATAAAGCTCCTTTGTATGCTAAACAATTAAAGCTACAAAGAGAGCTTTCTACTGCTGTAGTAACTCCTGAAAACCAAGATGAGATACAACAAAAGACTGATGAGTTATCTAAGATAAAATCAGAGGCAACAAAGCAAACTAAAAAAGAACCTGACTTTGTAGACTCATTGGTCTCTAACTTAGACGTTGGTTTATTCTCATTAGCTAAGGCTGCTGTTAAAGATGCTCCTGAAATGGCTTGGGATTTAACAACTACAATAGGTGCTACTGCTGCTGATATATTAGGAGATGAAACATTAGCTGTAATGACTAAGTATAAAGCTGATGATGTAGCTAATATACTTGGTCTTAGAAATATTCCTGCTGAACAACTACAAGCAAATATAAATAGATCAAATTCTATAATACAAGAATACAATAACAAGAATGGAGTAGACCCTCTTAATGCTATATCTAATGGTAATTACTTAGGAGCTGCTAAAATGATAACTGGGAGTACAATGCAATCACTTCCATTAATGGCTGCCGCTATGTTTACTGGAGGAACAAGTGCTGCATTAGGTACTATTTCTGCCGCTTCAGGAGCTATGAAGTATGGAGAGCTTAAAGATGAACAACCTGAGATGTCTACAGAAAAGAAATTAGCTAGTGCTATTGCATCAGGTGTTCTAGAAGGATTTGTTGGAAAGTTTTTCTCTGGTGCGTCTGGAGCTGTTGCTAAGAAAATATTAGCGGATAAAGGAGTTGAAGAAGGTGCTAAAATAATATCTAAAGGATTTAAATCAATGGCTATGAATGCTATTGAGAAAAACCCAGTGATAGGTTTAGTTGGAGAGGTTACAGAAGAAAGTGGTGTTGAGTTTGGAAACCAAACTATTGAGATAGCTAATGGAACAAGACAATCATACGACTTTAAAAAGATAGCTAATGCTGGTATTTCAGCAACTGGTATGGGTACTGCGAATACAGTATTTGTATATGGTGCTAAAGGATACATAAAAGCATCTGATTATAAAAAAGTAAAGACAGCTAATAAAGAAATATCAAGACTAACAAGTGAGTTGTCAAATCCTAATTTAACTGAATCTGACAAAGGATTACTATCTCAAAGAATAGATAGATTAATAACCGATAATAAAAAAGTAGTTGAAGATGGTTTAGAGAAAATAAAGGCTTTACCAAATCAAGTTAAAACTGAAGTTTTAGAAATAAACAATTCTTTAGATGAATTAAAAAGTAAGGTAATTGATTTAGAGGATAATTTCGTTCTATCAAAGGAGACAAAAGTAGCGATGATAGAAGAGATTAAGTCTGAAGCTAAAGCTCTTACGGATAGGAAATTAAAGATAATAGAAGGAACATACATATATGATGACTTCAATAAATTATCTGATACAGAAAAAATAGATAGAAAAGACAAGGCAGGAATAGAATTATTAAACGAAGCGAAAGCTAAAGGAGAAGAGAAAGCCTCTTTTGACGATGCACAAATAACTAAAAAAGCAGTAGAGAATTATGGCAATGAAAGAAAACAACAATCTGATAGGGAAGCAGCCAATCAAGAAAAACCTACAGGAGACCAAACAACAACCGAATCTTCACAGCCTACAGGAGAAGGAGAGACTGGAGTACGTGGCGTTCAAGAAAAAGTAGACAAAACATACTACTACAATACAGACCCTAAGAGAGGACCTGTAGAGTCAGCTCCTGAAACACTTCCTGAAGGATATTCAAGTGCAAAGGCTGTTTCTAATAGTGCTGAATTAGATTTTTGGAAGAATCAGAAGTCTGTAGAATCTCTAAGGAAAGATGAGCAACAAGAATTACTTGATGCAATACCTAATGCAAGTAATGCTTTAACAGATGGTAAAGTTGATAAAGATAAGTTAACAACTCCTGAAGAAAAAGCTAAGTTTGAAGAGATATATGATAAGTATGATAAACTTATTACTCCTTTATTAGAAGTAACAAAACCTACTGAAACAAAAGTAACTGCTGCTGAAAAACCAATAGAAACAAATGATTTTAATTTAAAATTACCTGATAACAAAGATAATATTGTTGTTGCTGATTCATCTAATGGTTTTATATTAATAGATTCAGACACAAAACAACCTATTGAGGTTTTTAATGATAATGCAGGTAATGAAAATGTAGGACTATCTAAACCTTATAATACACAAGAGGAAGCTCAGGCAAGAATAGAAGAATTAAAAACTAAACCTACTGAAACAAAAGAAACTACTGATGTGGTATCTGAACCTATTGAGTTAGCAGTTCCTAAATCTGAAGTTAATCCTGAAGAAAAAGCAAGACAAACTCTAGTTGATAAAACTAAAAATGCAGAGCAAGAATTAAAAGATGCTTGGAAAAACTTAGGCAATTTAGGAGCTGCATACGACCCTAAAGTTCAAGCAGAGAAACAAGTAGCTATGAACAAGGCTATTATTAAATACGTTGTAAATAAGATAGCTTTGGGAGCTTATGATGTGAATGCCTTTGTAAAGGATATGGCTTCAAATGGTATTGAACTAACTAAAGAAGGAGCTGATTTCTTATTTGGAAAGTCTCAAACTGCTTACAAAAGACAGATAGAGCAACTTACTGGTGTATCTAGAAAGCCTTCTGTAGGACAAGCTAGACAGCAAAAAGTAATAAATAAAGCATATTCAGTTGGTGTTGCTACTCAAAAAGTTGAGACAGAAGCTCAGAAACAAAAGACTAAAGCTGAGAAAATAAAATTAAGAGAAGAAAAAGCTAAAGCTAAATTAGAAATAGCTGAATTAAAGAAGCAATTCGATGACGTAATGTCTTCTATGAAAACTGTAGAAGATGTGATTAAAAAAGAAGAATTAAAAAAACAAGCTGAAGGATTTAAACAAAAAATAGCTGAAGTTAAAGAAAAAGCAAAATTAAAATTAGAAGAAGTTAAATCTGAAGTAAAAGAACTTAAAGATAAAGTAAAGGATATATTTAGTGCATCAATAGAAGCTGTAAAACAAGTTAAAAATAGAGCTGACAAAAACAACAAAGTTAGATTTGAAGTTGGAGGAGCTATTAAGTCTTTAGCAAATAAAGGTAAACTAACTCAAAGACAGGCTTCTGACATAGCTAAAAAATTATCTGAATTAAATGTTGAGAGTGAACAAGACATCAGAGACTTTATTGACTACGTTGACAATGTATTCTTAAAGTCAGATAAGTATGCTAAAATAGATGAGTCAGATAAACTATCTAAGAAATTAAAGGCTTTAACTAAAGACAAATCAAAAGATAATAAAGTTGCAGCTGTAGCTAGAAAATTAGCCGCTATAGACCCTTCAAGAGTTAAGGATATAGATAAGCATATCCAAGTATTAAATGATGCTATAAACGGATTAAAAGGAACTACTATAGAAACTAAAGCTGGAGACAAGACTATTGTTGGTAGAAAACCAATGAGTATCGAAGAAATATCTAAATACATAGATGAACAAGCGGCTTATGAGTTTGAAGAAGCTAAGAAAGAGTACAAGGAAGTATTTGGTTTTGAACCTGAAGATTACCTTGATGCTTCTTATGTAAAACAAAAAATAGCTGAGATGCGTTCTGCTAGAAGTATATATAAAAAACTTACTGGTAAAGACGCAGGTAATATGAGTCTTGAGGAAATATCTGAGAAAATATTTGAAGAATCAGAGAACGAAACTGTAGAAGATAAATTTACTGAAGACTACCAAAAAGTAGCTGAAATTATGCTAAATGATTCTAAAGCATCTGCTAATGAAGTATTAAGCAGTGGTGTTAATCCTTTAACTGGAGAACCTCTTAGTCAAAGAGTTATTGATATAGTTAATTCAGTAATTGGTTTTCAAGTAAAAGAGTTGTCTACTAAAGAAATGGTTAACTTAATTAATAGGCTAGATAACTTTTCTAAGAATGGTGTTGTTGGTGGAATGGGAGATATTGCATCTAAGATTAATGGAAATAAAATGGCTACTAAGTTTAAAGCCACTAATAAAGTAGCTAAAGTATTTAAAAGATATTTTTCTCCTGCTTTAGGAAATGCAATAGGAAGATACTTAACTAATCCTAGATTTATAATTGATGAGATATTCTTAGGTAGAGAGTCTGGAGAGAAGTTCTGGAAAGCATCTGGTATTAGAGGATTTCAGAATGGTAAAGCTAAAGCTATTAAAAAAGCAAGTGTAGTTCTTGATGCTTTTGAAAAGTTCAATGACAATAAAACTTTCATGGACATTGAGAATGTTTACGAAAGAGCTATGTGGGCTCACATAAGCAGAGAAGTTGGAAACAACATAGTTGAAAAAGAAAACAACTTTTCCAAAGTAAAAGATTGGATGAAACAATCTTATGAAAACTTAATGAATAGTAAGGATTCTAAAGACGTTAAAAAAGGTGAGTACTATAAGAAAGTTTACGACAAAATACTAGATGAATCTAACTCTATAGATGATGTCAGAACAAAAGTAAGTGACGTGAACTTAGAGTCTGTAGATGTTTACAAAAAAGCATTTAGTGAAGAGTATTCTACTACTAAGTTTACAATGGATGCTTATTTCAATAAAGACTTTAGACAAGATGATGGATACGCTATGCCAGTTAGATTTGGAAATGTTGATATTACTAAATCTACCGATGTGACAGATACTTATTTTGGAAGTAATAAGAAGGTTACTCTTAGAAAGAAAGCAGGTTCTATGAACGAAGACAAGAGGTCTAGTGATTTAGGAAAAAAATATATAGACTTAGACTTTGATAGAATTGCACATCAAGAGTTTGAGAAAGTATCTATTGCTAACGAAACTATTCCTTTTGCTGTTCAGTACCAAGCATTCAAAACCACTAAAGACTTTGGAGATATAATTGAAGATGATGGAACTAGAGACTTAATAAAAACAGCATTAGACAATTATATAATAACATCTCAAGGAGTAAATGTTGATAAATTCGAGAGAGAATGGCAAAAACTAAGCAGTTTTCTTGGGAAAGGAAGTAAATTAGCTGTATCTCAATCGCTTGTTGGTATTAGTCAACTTGCTAAACAGACAGTTCCAATGTTACCAAGTACATTTATAAATTCTGGTAAATTTGATTTTACTCTAATAGGAAATGAAAATTACGCAAACTTCTTAGCCAATAGCGGAAGAAGTACTGCTATGAGAGGTTTAGGTTCTTTAATATCTTTTGATGCAGCAGCAGAGGCTTTAAAAGCAAATAAAAAAGGAGCTATAGATGCGTTCTTTCAAAAGATTTCAAAAGGTAAAGATAAAGCTATAGAATTTACTGTAAAGAAACCAGATGTTTTTATTGCGGATATTTCTTGGGGTACTTATTATCAACAAAAAGTTGGTCCTATATCTGATTGGAGCAAACATAAAATAGATGCAGATGCTGCTGATTACGCAGACTCAATGGTAGATGCAGATCAAGGTGCTTCAGACCCTGATTTAGTTGGTGAAGTATTTAGAAAAAGTGGTGTCTCAGGAGGTTTATTAAAAATGGCTCTTCCATTTGCTAGATTTGCTATAAACACAAAAGCTAACTTACATAAGAATTTAGTAATAGCTTTCAGTAGACAGACTAGTAATCAAGAAAGAGTAGAGGCATTTAGAGGGGTTAGTGCTACTATGGCTCAATTAATTGCATTTAAGGCTTTATCTCAATTTATAGTATTTGGAATAACAGAAGCTGCAAAAGCATCTTTCGGAGAAGATGATGAAGATGAGTTAAATGATGGCATTAGTCAAATGATGAAGGATAAAGAGACTTCTCAAATGTATTTAGAGTTAATTGGAAGACCACTTATAGATGCGTTCTCTCCAGTTCCTGCGACAGATGAGCTTGTTGCTAAGTTAATTAACTATGCTTCTGGATTAATAAATGAAGATGTTCCTGAAGGAATGAGAGCTGAGTTATTTGAATCGAAAAACAATACCACATGGGGAAGTAATCTTGGTTTAATATCTATAAGTATTGATAATATACTAAAGGCTCACAAAGCAGCAATGACCGCAAAAACAGGTGTTATTAAAGGTAAAGGTATTCAGACCGTAACTGCTCAGGATTACGCATCTCCATTGTTAGGAGTGCTTATACTATCTGCATTAACTGGAATTGGTCTTACAGAATTTACTTCTTATGCAAGAAAGTCTATAAATATGGAGGCTGGAAGTAAAAGAGAAATTAAGAGAGCTGTTGCTAAAGGAACTAAGTTTAGAAACTATGTTGAAGAAGAAAAAGCTAAAGCTAAAGAAGAGAAAAAAGAATCAGTTGGAAAAGTAAAAGCATTCTTAAGAAAGTATGGTTTATAAAAAAATAGAGAGGGGCTAACAACCCCTCTTTACTTAAATTAAATCCAAGATTTCTTTTTCTTAGGAAAATCAATAAGGTGGTTGAGACTAACTGGGATAAAACCTTTAGGCTTAATCACTTTTCCATTTTTATCCTTAACTACTTTTCCATCTTCTCCAACTTTAGTCATATTATTCTCGTGAACTAATAAGAAAGCCTCTTCCACTGAGTCTTGAAGACCACATTCATTAACTCCTCCTTTTAGGATATAGTCAATATCTACAAAAGCATCTAATACTTCTACTAGATCATTAGCTTTAAAAGCATCCTCTAATTCCTTAACCTCTTCTTTAAGAAGTTCAATTCTAAGTTTCATTGCTTCTTTGCTTGGCAGAGTTGGTTTCTCATTTAATTCTTGACCACAAGCTGATTGGAATCCTCTTACTAGAGATAGTTTATTCATTATGTATTTGGTTTTAATTATTAGTAATGAAGATGGGATTCGAACCCATACGAACGCAATTTTGGATTGACCTGTGCGTTATCTACAAACGAATAACATAGGCTGTGTTCTGCTCATAGCGTCTACCACGTCAGGGAGATACCCCTAACCTTCCGCCACTTCATTATATCCCTCGGTTGAGGGCACTTATCATGGTCCGAGGTAGCGTGTTCAAGTCAAATGACTGAACCTCGTATGTTAAATATTGTTTAGAAACCCCTCTCTTATAGCTTACCGAGTTATCAGTTACGGAGCTTGTATAAGAGTAGGGTTACTATTTATACTTATTTTAAAAATGCGTTCTATTGAAATTGGAAGTTAGTGCGCCTATACCTTATTCATCAAAGATAACAATTATTACTTATATTCAAAATCAAGTATCTTACCTACAATATCAGATCTATGATTGGTTTTTAATTTTATCCATTTGATTTCCTCAATCTTCTTAGACAACTCAATCACATAAGATAAACCATTGTATTCATCTCTAATATCCTTCTGTTCGTTATCTCCGTTGATGATAATTTTACCAGTCTTACCTAGTCTAGTCAAGATAGCTAACATTTCTGCTTTAGTAAGGTTTTGAGCTTCTTCTACAACAAGAACATCATCAACTGTCTTACCTCTAATAAACTGCACTGGAAGTGCTTTTATCTTATCTGTTTTGACTAAGTCTAATATCTTAACCTTATCATAGCACTTAATTAAGTTCTCTTGAAAAGCCTCTAAATATGGGTCAAACTTATCTTTCATATCTCCTGGAAGAAAACCTAATGAAGCACCAACTTCAACAGCAGCTCTAGTAACTAAAATATGTTCACATTGTTTCTTCATCAAGAAATCCAATGCTGTTTGAGCACATATCAATGACTTTCCGCTTCCTGCTCTACCAGTAACAACAACAATCTGATTATCAATTATTAATTGCTTGGCTTCTTTTTGCTCTTCATTTAGTGTAACCTGATATTTAATATCAGACTTCCTAACTCTATTTGGTTCTTTCATCTTTATTTATTTTACGATATTCAATTTCTTTCTTCATTAGATTTATATGCCATTCTGGTCCACCATAATCCAGCACAGCCTCTAACCAATCATCATCCATATCTTTTAGCTTTACCCAATTTAGTGGTTGGTCTCCATTAAGACCTCTACCACCTCTCTCAGCATATTCTCTAATCATTTCAAATGGGTCATCATCATACACAGCAAATATCTTTATTTTGCTCATATCTACAGCTCCGTATCTTAAATAAGCAGTACCTCCATCAACCATAGCTTTGTTAGGACAAGAACAAGTCTTGTAGTCATGTCTATGATGACTTACAATTACCTCGTTACATTCCATACAAGTAACCTGATTGTAAACTATTTGTTTCATAGTGTGGTGTATTTATTATTAATGATATTTATATGTTGGTATTTACCATTTGGATAAACAGCTATGTTTGTATTCATCCAACTTGATGCTCCAGAATTATACCCAACTCTTAAGTGAGTTAATGTTCCAACTGATGAATGACCATCAACTCTAATTGGAGAGTGGCTATGTCCAGTTATTATTCTTGTGTTTAACTCTTTAAACTGATTAGAACCTCCTCTGCTTCCATTTGCACCAATATGACCATGTTGACCACATTCTATACCGCCTACAACATAACTATCGTTTAAACCTAAGCAAAATACGTTTTCAACACCACAAGCCTCTAAGTACAAATCTAAAACTCCCTTATCATTTTTAGAGTCTGCCAATAGATTAGCTAACTTTAAGTAAGCCATCTTGTTATTTGATTTTCTCCAATCAACATCATTCAACCATCTATCTAAGAATACATCGTGATTACTCTTAACTACTGTAAAGTAGTAATCGTGGTATTCATTAAAGAAATCTAATACACTATGAAGTTCTTTAAACAGATCATCGCTACCATCTTCCTCTCTCTTCATTAATACGAATGGATTGTTTCTCTCGTGATGTGATATACTATGACCATTAAATACATCGTGAAGTATAATGTCTTTACAATTCAATTTCTCAGCAAGATTAAATGATGTGGTTAAAACCTCTTCGTTGGTCTCCCCTAAGTGTAAATCTCCGAATACTATGTGATCTGCTCCACTATGATAAGACACTCCTTCTTCATCAACAAATAAATCTAAGTCATAAAAACTACCATCATCAGATGCGGTAACTTGTCTAACGTGGAAATCATCTCCATCTAATTCAACAATAACAAAACCAAGTGAATGATGAAACGCTCCCTTAGCACCAACCTTTGTATCGGTGTAATTCTCTACTGATACAGCACCAGTGGTAAGTAGTAATTTATGTGGGTAGCCATCTAATATAGGAAGAGACTTCATGTGAACTCTTGGGTGTCCTAATATGCAACTCTCAAGACCAGTTATTCCATTTAATCCTGATAGAGGTGTTGAAGCAGTAGGCTGTACTTTAATATCTGACAATATGCACAAGTGTTTATGGATGTTGTGTCTATTAGCATCAGCGTATTGTATTACTCTCTTGTTCCAGAAAGTCTCTATATCTTCCTCTTTCTTTTCTATATTCTTAGATGTTGAGAGTGAATTTGGATTTCTATATCTTCCAAGTATAACGTGAATAGAAGCATCTATAGTCTTGGCGTATGACTCTATGTTAGATAAGAATTGTTCGTGTATATCGGTTTCGTTTTGACACCAAGTAATTATAAATCTATTCTTGGTTTTATCAAACTCTCTCTCTTTTGCTTTCTTGAACTCATCAGAATCCTCTACATTTTGCTCACTGCAATCTGTAATTCCCTTAACCTCAAGTGATTTAGACGTAACTCTTCTTACTGTGTCATCGTATTCAAAACCAAACTTATCACATGCTGTTTTAGATGCTTGTGTAATATTAGTTCCATTTGATACTAAATCTATTACAAAGTCTCTAAATTCCTTTGTGTATTTTCGCTTCTCTTTCTTCATCAGTTAATTTTAATTGAATTGATTTTGATTTTATTTCCTCTGAAAGCTGTATTAATTTGTCGCAGTACAGCTCTATGAATATTGTGGAGTTGCCATCCATCATTGATTCGTATAATGAATCTGATATGTCATTTAGTTTTTTAGTGTAACGATACACTTTTTCTGTCCTCTTGTTATTTAAGAGAAAATTATTTACTTGTCTTGGAGTCATTATTGGTTTTATTTAAGATTAGTTGTATTACTTTATCGCATTCTAGTTGAGTCTGTGGCATATATAATGAGTGTTTAAAGTTGTTGTCGTTTAGATACTTCTTAAACATTTTAAATCTAAGATTAAATGATTCGGTTCTTAAACCTTTGGTCTCTATTATGAAACCAGGTCCAATAAAGTCTGGAGTGTATTTTATTTCAAGAACTTTTTTATTGAATCCCCTATCTATTAAATCTCCAGTACCATTACTCTTTCTTTCAAATGATTCATTTTTAAATACGAAGCTATCTAAAACGACAAAGGATACCTCTTCATAAGAAAATGGTATCCCAGCTTTTTTTAGTGCAACATACATGTATGCTTCTAATCTACTCTTCAGTTTAATTCCGTCTACAACTTGCTCTTTAGCATTTATTAATTTCTTTCCGCTACCCTTCTTCCTGTATGCTACCATAATTTTTGTATATTACGGTATCAAATTTACTTATAAAGAATAACAAAACCTAATATAATTATTAAAATTAACATTCCGATTCCAACTTTTTTAGACTGTCTTATTATAAAATCATATTCTTCTTTATCCATTTTTATTAGTTTTAGCTTTATGTTTTTCCTCACATTTAGTTGAGCAGTACAGATCATCTGTAAAACCAACTGATATTATCTTACTACAGCAGTAGCAAATAGTAGCTCCATTTCCATTGTTAAATTTGTGAATTGGCTTCATCTTGTTTTTTCATATATTCTTTAATATCTCCTATTGTATATATACCTTGCTGTGAGTTATCTAAAGCATATACTTTTGCATCATCAATTAAATATGGTCCTACAGCATTTAGCCAACGACTATTTTTCATAGTTCTAAACCAAATAGGTTCAAAAACATTTTCTGATATATAATCAAGCAATTCTCCTTCATCATCAACAATTTTGTTGTGATCTATTCCCTCTCTTAATATTCCAAATGTTGTACTCATAATTTTTGTATTTCTTTTTTTACATTCATCCAGTAAGCCATAGTTGAATGGACATCAGTATTAAATGGATTGCTATGTGGGTTTGATGTTATTATATAATCAACTGCTAATAACGCACATTGTTTAGCATCATAATTACCACCTCCTACAACCATATCCATTTTGTCAACTAACTCTTTCGCCTTTTCTTTTTCTGTCATTTTTTATTATTATTATCATTATCATTATTACTATTATCATTCCAAAAAATACACTTTCAATAGGTAAAGATGGAATACAATCTTTGTGGTTTGGATGCTCTATGCACCAACAATTACTTTTAGGTGGGGCAAGGTGGTTTCATATATTTTATTTAATACTAATTATTTTTAATTGTTCAATTTTAAAATAAACCCTAGATATATTTCTCCAATCTTTTATATATATTGGTATTAATTTCTTCTTGTTTCTTTCTCCAATTTTAATAATATGTTTTACTAAATTATCCGTTGTGAAATCTTCAAGCGTTTCTATTCCATAATACCTACTAACAAAATCAAGTCTTTTGAATCTTTTATGTCCAAGTTCTCCAAGTGTTATTATCAATCCTTTTTTAGCCATTTTAATTGCCAAATCAAAACAATCATAAGCACTTCCAAAAGGATCTAAATCTATCAAGTCATACTTATTATTTTCATAATACAATTTATGTACTAATTTTTCAGCTTTTTCTGAATAATGACTACTTATATTTTTATTTTCATCATTAGTGTAAATATTATCAACTTTACCACTGTAAAACGAAGGATGTCCGCTAAATAAATCAAGTACACTTTTAGGTTTTATATATATTAGAAATAATTCATTTGTTCTATATTTATCTTCTCTATGCTTATCATTATAAGAAACACCATCTTTTTTTCCAAGTCTTTTTATTTTAATTGAAACTTGCGTAACATCTCTGTCGATACATTCTGCAATTTGCTTAATATTAAATCCTTTTTCTTTTAACATATTTACCCATTCAATTTCTTTTTCAGTCCACTTACGAGGCTGAAATTTAGTAAGTCCTCCATTCTTTGTGTACTTACCTTTATAATCATTTGGCATCAAGTAAGGATTGATTGACATATTGATTAATTCTTTTTCTTTTAGTGTCATAGTCCTTTTTCTTTTTTATACGTTTCTAATAGTTCTTTAGTTAGATAAGTTTCATCATATTTACTTTTTGCATGTAACATTTCTCCATTAACATTTCTGTTCTTGTCATGATACTTAGTACACCACTCAGCAAATCCAATAGCAAAATCATCTATATCTTCAAATGGATTGTTTAAATACAAAGACTTATACTTATCTCTGCATCCCCACATGCCGTCTGTTGTGTAAGATGCCCATCCATCTACCATTATCGGGTAGTTTTTTGTATCTGATATACTAGTCACAAGTGCGTAACCTGTCTGCATAGTCCAAACTATATCTCCTACTTTTAAATGTTCCATACTTATTATTTTAAAAATGCTACTAATACATATCTAACACCACCAGTTATCTTATAAGGATATTTAGAATGAAACATATTGCAATCATATACAATAGCTCTATTTGGTTTTGAATGTATATAAGAAACTAGATCCCATTTACTCAAATCATTACTATCTTCAAGTAGCAATCTATTGAACTCAACCTCATCTGAATTAAATACCCAACCATGTTCTTGGTGTCTATAAAAAGCAGTACCATTCTCGTCAACCTCTCCTTCTTCATTAAGATACAATACCATAGCCTTATGTGGTTTAAGTCCTGCTATGATTCCATCACAATGTATTCTTGGGTCTTCATCGAATCCTTCATAAGCTCTTCTAATGAATGTAAGTATAGGTCTTCCATGTTCGTTAGATATAAATTCTTTTACATCATCTGGGGTCTCTATATAAGAGAATAGCTTTTCTCCTGAATCAAATTCTTTAAACTCAGAGGTCAATACATAATCTCTGAGTTTTAAAAACATTTCTTTTGGTAAATAATCTTCTGTTATATTCATAACTTAAATGCTTTAATTGTATGTTCAAACGGGTTGCCATCAATATCCTTAACAAGTTCTAACATTTCTGTTACTATATCTCTAGTTTCTTTTTGTGTATCTTCTTTTAAACGAAGATTACACATGTGAAAAAATGCTAGTAAACTACCAGTCCATATAAACTCAGTTTCTAAAGATAAAGGTAATACAGAACGAGCTTGTTCTTTTGATATACCTAAATCAAGCAAGTCTATGTACGCTTTTTTACACCACTCTATAACTTTAGATTGTATTTGTTTAGCATGTTCATTATCAGCACCGTTTAAATTTTCTCCTGAACCTTGCTTACTACTTTTTGACTGCAATCTAAATTGTTCAATCTTATAGTAGCTATCTGAGAAATCCACATAACGACCTGATATACTATTTACAGAAATACCTACTTGATGTTTGTGTAATTGTCTTTCCACATATATAGGGCATTTAATCCTAAATTGTAGTTGAGGATGTCTAAATGGACTTGTGTGTTTGTGATTTACTAAATAGTTAATCAATTTGCTATTTTGTTCTTCTGTATAGTTGTTGGATTCTTTTCCGTAGCTAACACGAGCTACATTTGAAACCATTTCATCACTTCCGTAATGTGATAATAATTCAATACTCATAATTACTTTCTATTTATATTCTCAATTAATACTCCAACATATATCAAGCAAAATGATATTAGTGCTATTGCTAAAATAATCTGTGTGTTACATAACATATTCATCTATATTTATATTATAATTATTAAGTATCTCAAGTACCTCATCGGCATATCCATCAATACCATCGAACACGTCATTATTGGTGTCGTCTTGGTTCTCAAACATTCTTTCCATCTTCTTTCTAAGTCGTAGAATGTCATTGATTGCAAATACAAAATCATCTGCTTTCATACATCTTTTAAACAAGATCTGGTCTTCAATACTTTCATTAAAACTAATCGTGTACTTCATAATTAATTTGTTTTATTATTTTACGATACAATTTATTTATCCTCTCTGAATTATGACCACGTTTGTAATAGTAATCCAAAACTTTTTGTATTCTATCTATTGGTTTCATTAGTTACTTATTTAGCTTTTCATATTCATTTTCAAATCTATGACCCTGCTCTTTTAAATACAACTCTAAAACCACGATTGACTTTTTAATGTCAGATATAAACTCTCCTTTCTTCTCAGCTCTCTCTAATCTCTTAATGGCATCTGTGATATAAGGATTCCATCCTCTCTCATTAGCTACTTTGTATAAACTTCCTTTACTATTGTCATAATGAGATGGAGTAACTATTTCTTCAGATGATTCGGCAGCCTCTCTTCTTTTCATTAATTCATTTATGCTTAATATTTCGTGACTATATCCAGTGTTGTACGTTGTGTTGTACATGTTTTCACTTAGTGTTTTGTTAGCTCCCATAATTTACAGTTGTTGATTGTGATACTTTTATCTCGTTAATAATCTCTTGTCTAATAATAGTTAATTCATTAAGCAAATATAGGTTTTCTGCTGCACTTGCGTAATCAATTAGGGTATTTATTTTGTCTAATACATTTATTTTTTTCATGTCTATTCTTTTAAGTTATTAATATTCTAAGATGCCAGAATCACGAATAAGTTCATACAATTTTGTTTTCTTTGGCTTTGTTAACGTAGTCTCATCAATGATTTCTTTAAGAGTATCTTTCCTTGCAGAAATATCTAAGACATTAGTTCCTTGTAAAGAACTCTCTATCCTTGTACACAATTCATTAACAACAGTAGCACCTTTCTTCATGTGCTCCTCTTCGTCTTTATCTTTAGGAGTAATAAGTTTACTAACATACTCCTCGATGTGAGGTATAACTGTGTTTAAAGACTGCTTTGCTTTCTGAACTAGTAGTCCATTTTTATTCATAATTTCAAATCTCTCTAATAGAGATACTGATAACGAAAGGCTTTGTATTACAACATCGCTCAATTCTTGAGACGATAGTTTTTCTAATGATGATTCCATAACTTTTATTTTTTAAATTGTTTCCATTGTTCTAAATGCTCATCTAATTTTTCAACTCCATACTCAGTATTCAAAAGTCCATTTCTACACCAGTCTCCAAATGATTTCATATCTTCCTCACTATACATTCTTTCAGCTTGGTAATTAGCACCATTAATAAATGCTAATCTTCTTATTAAAGATTCTTCTGCTGTCCATATACCTAAATGATATAACCTTTCAGCAGCTTCTTCAAGAGTGGTTTCTTGTTTAGGTTCATCATACAATCCCAATTCTTCATCTGATTTCATCATATCAATAAGATGCTGTTTTTGTTTTTCTTTCATAGTTTTAATTTTAAAATGGAATATCGTTAACATCAAAAGCATCTAATGGACTAATGAATGGTAACTTTGTTTCTGTTATTATTTCTTTTGTTGTTTCTATATTAGAATAAATAGAATTATTTCCTATGATAAATGGTAATCCAGTTGAATTATCTACATCATATTCAAACTTATCTATTGGGAATCCTCTTGTGTGTGTAAACGTAGCAGTTACAACTCCATCGTTATTCAACACAGAGCAAACCGTCTCAGCTTTCTTAAGCATAGAAGATCCGATATGACCTACAGCCTTAGATGTTCCGTAGTTAGAGTGAAGGATTGTAGTCAAGTGAAATTGCTTATCATCTGTCCACTTCATAATCTTCTGAATAGCTTTCTGACTCTCCTTTAAATCATTAAAGTCATCAACTAAATCCGCAAGACCATCTATACCTACAAGACCAATGTTATCTTTAATATCGCTCTCATAAATCAACCACTCTATAAACTCTAATCTCTGCTTAGGTTCGTATGGTCTTAGTGCAAATGGTTTATAGTATTCATAGTTATCTTGACCAATCATCCTCATGACTCTTTTAAATACGTTTTGAGCGTGAAAAGCACTCTGTTCAGTGTCTATGTCCACCACGAAGCAATCTCTGTCTCTATGACTCTTAATTGAAGCTGCATATCTATTTGAATTGCCACCTATGTAAGATGCCATTATCATAGACTTTAAGAATGTCTTCTTAGATTTAGATGCACCAACTATGCAAGAGAAGTTTCCGTATGTTCCAAATGGTATAGGGAATACTTTGTTTCCTAGCGTATGTTCTCCGATACTAATAGCCACTGGAGGATACTCTATCTTCTTCGTTACATCTACAAAAGCACTATCGTAAATGTTATGGAAGTTAACCTTTACTTTGGTTTCTACCTCTATTGAAGATGGTTGGTATGCTTCAAACGTAGACTCATCACTAAATGATTTGGTATTGAATAAGTGAGACTTTCTATAAGCACTCTCTACACAGCTCTTGATTTCTTCTTCATCAAAACCTGCACTGGCGAACTGCATTGTAATTCCTTTAGCCTCCATCTCTGAGATACCAAATTCATTAAGAGCCATAGATAATATATAAACATTTCTATTTCTCTCTCCTTCAACCATTCCATATTTATCATCCCACCATTTCAATAATCCCTTAACAACTCTGTCGTTGTCTTGAACAATTACTGATGATGCACTTACTTTAGATGATAATTCTTTTGGCTTTGCCTTAGTTGAGAACACAAAGCTATCTTTGTTTATGAAGATTTCAGAATCAGAACTCATATAGCAGATTCTACTTTCATTAACACAACTCTCATCAAAATAAGGAGAGTTATAGTGTTCTTTAAGACCATTGAAATATGATCTGTGATTGTCGTGGTCAGTTGGTATCTTAACAATAACCTTTAGTCCATCTCCACTTGGAGATATAAATACTGAATATGTGTATTTGTCTTTAACTAAATAGTTTCTGTAAAATGTTAATGAATCTTCATTCTCAAATCCATCAAAGTCTAAGCATATAAAACCACTATGTTGAACCAGTGCATTATCTGCTCTGCTACTAAACTCTCCAGAGAATAGAACGCAAGGTAACTTCTTCTTAAGAACATTACGACTGCTTTTATCTCTCTCTTGTCTGATAGAGTAAACTAAATCCTTACACGCCTCCTCTTGTATTCTTTGTAGAACGTAATCAACTTCTACATACTTTGGAGAGTTAAGAGAGTATAGATCTCTAAATACTGTTACTTTACTCATGACTATTTGATTATTGGTTTTAAATACCCACCCTCTATTGCTATAACATTCTTGTTATGTTCCCAAGATTTCTTTTGTTTCTCAGTAAGCAATTCTATTTGCTCTTTAGTTAACTCTCTTGAAAACCAATCAGAAGGAAGAGTACCTTTTTTAAATGTTGCATTAGAAAACTTCTCTATCTTATCAGCTCTTGACACAAACTCTGGAGTTAGATACTGAGGATTGTTTGTTAGAAATTCATCTTTACTACATGCGACAATGGTCTTTAGTATGTCTTCTTTAGTGTATCCCTCTTTCAATGCATTTTTAAATTGATTTTTTGTTTTTGAATTTATAACCTTGAAGTTTCTACCTGTGGTTTTATTAAAGAATACCAACAAAGAATCGAAGTCAATCGCATTGGTTTTATTATTTAAGTCTTTAATTATATTAGTACTTAATTGTGGTTGATTTTCCACGTGTGGGTTATCCACGTTTGGGAAACCTGAATGTGGATGAATCTCTTTATTTATAGGGGTTTCAAAAAATGTGTATTCAATTCCAGAAATATTTCCTTTATCATCTCTAGATCTAATTTTTGTTAAATAACCATGTTCCTCTAGCTCGTCTATCGAACTATAAATTGATGTCTTACCCTCTAATAATATTTCTTTAATACCATTAACAGAGAAATCCCATCCTGGAGGAAGGCTCATTATCGTGGCGAAGAATCCTTTTGACTTGCAACTTATATTCTTGTCTTTGAATATTGTGTTGTTAATTGTAGTGTAGTTGTGGTCTTTAACGACCCTAAATATTTTCATATCAATTATTTTAAACAAAAAATCCCTTAGAAATCAGGCAGTTGTGTGAGAGATGCCTTCAATCCAAGAGATTATTTATTAATTTTCCGATATATAGTTATTTGTCTCTCACCTCAAATAACATTGCAAATATACAAAAATACTTTTAAAATAAAAATCTATTTAAACACAAAGCAATAATCAATGCCTTTGCCTGAACACATAGTGCAAATAATAACTTATCAAGACTATCTGTTAATGCAATGTTGATTGTGATAAAAAAAGATACTATCAAGAACATAATTGCATATACATAAACAAAGAATAGTAAGTCTTTAATTAACATCATTTGACTGAATGTTTGCGTGGTATTTAGAAAACCAATTGATTAAGTCTGACTCTATGTTCAATATCCCTTTCTTAGATTTAAGAATAGACCTTAGTTCAACTGTTCTAATTGAGAAGTCATCATCATCAAGTGACTTAACTATCTCTTCGTATTGAGTCCTATATGGCTCATATAATTCTATTAGGTTGTTTGTATTGTTTAGTGAGAATAGAACTGTTGTCCTTTCCATTTTAGATAGATCAGATACTTGTTGTTGAGTAAGTCCGCTATCGTACATAATCTTATTGAAGAATCCTCTTGCTTCTATAAAGTTTCTCTCTCTTGATTTTGAAAATATATCATCTATTCCAAAATAAGATTCTATTGTTTTCTTCACGTGTTTCCAATTCATTTTTATATAATTAAATTAAACGTATATTAAATTAGTTTTATTTGATCTATTTCCATTAAGGTAATGTCTTAATGTATTTTCATTAATTTCAATACTTTTAGATGCTTCGTTACATCCAACGTAAAAAACACCTGTTTGTGTGTTTAGTATTATTCTGCAATTTTTACCTTTTTTAGCTTTACTTAATTTGTTTTTAGTTTCTTCTGATGTAACTCTTCCCTTTCCAGTTTCGCTAATTTTCTTTTTAGTTTCCTCAGAGTGCTTCATACCTTTTCTAGATTCACTCATTTTCTTTTTAGACTCTTCACTAATTTTCTTTCCTTTTTGACGTTCACTAATTTTTAGTATAGTTTCTTCAGAGTGTTTCCTTCCTTTTTGAGATTGACTCATCTTTTTTTTGGTTTCTTCCGTAGGTTTTCTTCCTAACCTATTGTTCATTTCTTCTTCTGAAATTTTCCTTCCCTTTTTAGTTTCACTTATTTTCTTTTTAGTTTCTTCAGAATGAATATATCCTTTTTTACCTTTACTGATGTTATTTTTAGTTTCTTCGGAGTATTTTCCACTTCTATCATTTGTGTTTGTTAGCTTGCAATTTAAACCGTTTTTGTTAATCACGCTAAATGTATCTTGATAGTATCGTTCTTTTTCATTTAGTTCTTCTAAGCTACACTCGCAAAGTATTTCAAATTTATGTTTATCGACTCCGTACTTTAAAAATGAGTTGTATAATCTGTATTGTTTTTTACAATTCAATAACTTATAAGTGTTAAACCTTTTTTCAATGTCAACACTTTGACCTATATAAATCTTTCCAGAAGGACTAGTTATTTTGTATATACCTATCATAACTTAACTTTTCTTAAATGCTTCTTTAATTAATTTATAATTTCTAAGTAATTCCTTCCATACATCTTCTTCGCTGAATACAACTCTATTTCTAGGTGTATCTTTCTTTGTGGTATCTATTCTTGCATAGTTACAATCAAAGTTCTTTAAATTTGTTCGTGCTAAATAATAAGCATCTCTATAATTGTCTACTCTCTCTGGAGAAAAACCAACCATTACATTTTCAATTACAAACATAATGGTTTCAATATCTTCTTCATTAGGAGAGAATAAGACTTTTGGTTTTCTTTTTGCCATTACTCAGAGAATATAGCTTCATCAAACTTTCTACATGGCTTTACACTATCCTTTAATTTTAAGAGCACATAAGCCTTGAAAAACATTTCCCTAGACTTTCTGCCATAATGTATGTAATAGTGTCTGTAAACCGTTTTAAATAGGTTCGTAGAGTCATTTAGAATCTTACCTGCTTTAACCTTTCCAATGTTAGGTATAGCCTTGACATTATCTGCTCCATCCCCCATTGCCATCTGAAGCCAGAAGTTGAAATCAGCTTCCTCTTTAGATATAGTTTTCTTTTCTCCAAATCTATTGTAATATAAATCATAATAAGTTATTGGGAATGTTTGATAATCTTTGTCGTTTGCAGCTACTATAACTTCAGTTAGTGGGTAGTTTTCATTAAGGTATTTAACTGTGCTTATTATAGTATCATCGGTCTCTACTCCAATGCTTAACAGTGGATTGTAAACCTCAATCATATAATCTTTAATCTCTTTAAAGTTGAATGGAAGTTCTTTGTTAACCCTGTTCGCTTTGTAGTCAGTGAACAATGCTTTTCTAAAAGTATAGTTACCAGGTGTCTCAAGAAAAACTCTGTAGTGAGTAGCTCCAGTCTCGTGTATTATCTGAGACATTATCTCATCAATCCTATCTTTATATTCGTTAAGGTCTTCTATATTCTTGTAGACCAAACTATCTGCATCTATTAATACAACTCTTTCCATAATGATTAAACTATGTTATTCTTAATGTTTTCAATTTGGTGCTCTATTATCTTATCTAATAGTCTCATACTTATCAAAGCCTTCTTGATTTTTATGTACTGAAATTCATTTTCTAAATCATTACCTTCTCTTGATGATTTGATCTTGTCTTGTTCTCTCAATTCAAGTTTAGAGATTGTTTGGTAGTTGTTGTATTTATAATCTTTTAATTCTTTCAATGTATTGCAGTTCTCAATATCTAATGAACTAAATCCGAAGTCTTTGTTATATACTATCATAAGTTTTAATTTTTAAAAGGGTTGATTGTGATAAACCAACCCTATAATATTTAATTATTTAATTTCGATTAACGCCATTTCTTCTTGAGTTAATCCTAATTCTTTTGCTTGAGAAGCTGTGATTACATAGCTTGTTTTAAGTTGATTGATTGTAGCTTCTCTGTTCATCCTTAAAGCTAATGTCACTTTATTTACATCAGAGATTGTAGTCTTAGGTGGCTTTACTACTGGAGCAGATGGTTTCTCTAATTCTTTACCATGCGTGTTAGTAGCATCAGCGTCTTTAGTATCATCAATTAAGAACATACCATTCAACGCATACTTTCTAGCGTATGATGATGTAGCACCAGTTAATTGTGCTGAGTCCATTCCTTTCTTATTCTCTTCTTCTCTTGCGAATGCAGTAGTTATCTCCTCGCAAGTGTCATTATAAATTCTAACGGTTGCCTTAACATAGATCCTGCCACCTACTTCTACGATGTCATCAGATATAGACATACATAATTTATTTTGATTCAATAAAGGTTTAACAGATTCAAGAATGTCTTCTTGGTTTCTATACTTATACTTACCGAAAGCATTGTATTGAGACTTAGGAGATTTTAATTCGAATTGAATGTTAGATAGTTTTTCTTGGAATGTTAATTCTTGAGAAGTTTCTTTTTTAATTGCCATAATATTTAAGTTTTAATTGTTTAAAAAAAATACCTCCAACACTATGAAGGAGGTATTAAGTCAAATGTTTTTATAAGTAATTGTAAATCAGAGTATCAGAACGGCAAATCATCATTAGGTGCTGAAGCAGTAGTAAGTGAACCTCTCTTTTCTGCTACTGAGATACCATCTCCTACCCAAATAACTTTACCGCCACCAATGAATGATTTCTTTTCTTTGTTATCTCTTTGCTCTTTAGTCTGTGACTCTGTTGCTGAGATGTTGTCTCCGTACTCACTGGTCTTATCATTGATTGATAATGTGAACTCGTAATACTTTGAACCGTTTTTACCTTCAAAGATCTTAGACTTGTCAATTTTACTCAAGTCGATTTTTACTGTTGCAATTGCTGCCATAATATATATATTTAAATGCGTACCTTTTTGTAGTCTTGTCCGCTATTGACTGTGTAAATTTAATTAATTATTGTTTAAATACCAAGTGTTTATAGCAATCTTTTTTCTGCTATTTCGTATTTTACAGGACGTTGAATTATTTTTAGAAGAATAAATAAGTATTCAACTTCACTATAATCAATCCTTCCTTTTTCACTGAACTTAGTTAGTACATTTAAACCATTTCCATCATCTTCTAATTGAAATGCAATTGTTCCTTTTGTATGTTCAGTCCAATATTCTGAATTAGAAAAATATAGCGTATGTTTATTATGATCTACTAATTCGTAGTCAAAATTATATTCATCGTCTATAAAGATTTGGTGTCTCATAATTTATAATTAAAATGTTAATACTACTCTATACTTACATCCTTCAAACTCAAAACGACCTATTAAATTGCTATTGTCGTATTCAAAACTAGTGCAATGTCCATTGAGTTCATGTAATGAATCTGATGTTCCTTTTCCTTGTAATGAAGTTTCTGAATTGGTAAAGAAACTTATTGAATAAAATAAGTTAAGGTTTATTTCTTTTGATAATTTTTGTAAATTCTCTACTTTGTTTTCCATTTTAATTAAAGATTAGTTTGTTGTGATTACTTGTTGTTTATATTCCATATTATTCAGTTCGTCTTGGTACTGTTCAAATAGACTTAAAATTCTTCTCTTTTCAAAATTATCTATTTCTCTATTTCTTTCAGCACCTTTCCAAAAATCATAAGATTCCGAATCTGTATTCTCATAAGTAAAGTAAAGTTTTTCTTCATTAATCTCTACAGATAGGTAATAGCTGTACAAACCAAAACCTTTCCACTTCATTCCGAAATCAAATAACCAAACTTCTGACACATTGTCTGGAAGAAGTTTTCTTAGATTTGTTTTAAAGTTATCTGTTAATTTAAAACCTAGACTAGATATGATATTTGCTTTCATATTGTTTAATTAAAGATTAGTTTCTTAGACAATTGTTTGTTGTTTACTACGAATGATAATGTTTTGTCTGTCTCTTCGTCAGAGTTTAAAACATCCATAAGTACGTCTATTTTATCGTGTGATAATTGCTTATCTCCGACAAAGTATCTCACTCTAAGTAGTGATGATTCAAACTCTACTGCTTCTACTGGGTTTAACCTTTCATTGTTTTGGTTTACCCATCTGCCATTTACGATTTTAAAACTCATAATTCTTATTTCTGTTTGTTATACCATTTAATAAATTCAACTACTGCTTTATATGTTGCTTGGATTTTAGTGTTCTTATCAATCTCTACTATTGTATCTGAATTATTATTATCTATAATTTCTACAAAGGTTTGTACCATTTCAAAATTATATTTAGAACATCTATTTTCATCTTCCATATTCTCAATCTTTTCAACAACTACCATTAACCAATTCCAATCAGTATCAAAAAGCATTTCTTGTGGTAAAAAATAGTGTTTTTCATTCTCTCCATCTTCAATAGTTGGTATTACTCCGTACATATCATATTCCATATCATCTGTATTAACGTATGGTTTATAAGTTTGTACTGCTCCGATAAAGTCTGCTATTAATTTGTTTTCTATGTCCATAATTCTTAATTTATTTTTCTAATTTTTCTGTTAAACCATAATTTTCTGCGTACATATCTATCCAAGAAAAGATCTCGCTTACTAGGTAATCACTGCTTAATGCCGCATCTAATACAGATTGAGCTTCTTCTGTTGTACAATCATAAGTCTGTAACACATCGTCTACATGCCAAATATTGTCAACGCAGTACCCATTATCTCTTAATACTTTTTTTGCTTGTTCTATTGCTGTCATAATTCTTAATTTATTATTTAATATTTAATTCTTATACTATTAATCAAACTCACTATTCTCGATACAGCCCTCATACCAATAATCTGGACAATCGGATAAGTCCATCCTGCGTTTGCAATTAAAACACAAGGTGGTGTTATCATCATTGAACATAGGCTTCATCTCGTGTAGCAATATTGTTCCGCAATGTCCACATGTTACCATGTTTATGTTTGCTTTTGCTCTAATGACATCCATCAAGTCCAATTGTTCTTGAGCCAATTCTCTTGTTGTTTTCATAATGTTGATTGTGATTAAATTAAATTTTTATGTTTCATATACATCTCTACTAATTGTTCATTAGTTAACTCTAAGTTGTGCCAAGACCAACCATCATTCTCTTGGTATAGTCTAGGCGTTTCGCTTATCCATTGTAAAAACGCTAGTAATTCTTGTTTGGTTTCCATAACTAATAGTCTTTTAATTGTCTAATAACTTCTTCTTCAAACTCATCTCTTTGGCTATCTAAAAGAAAGTCCGCATCAATACCATTTAATGTTACATCGTATATCTCAAACTCCTCGTATTCTTCGGGGTCTTCCCAAGTAGCTCTCCTGCCTGGGGTATAGTTGTAACAGAAATCGAAATCGAAATTCTTGTAGTGTGCAGTGTGTTTAATTGCTTTCATAATATTTAATTGTTTAATTAATCTCTTGGGTAATCATCTATATCTTCAAATTCAGCGTGTTCTTTACACTCGCCACAAATACCAGTTCCCTCAATCCATTCGGGAGCTCCACAGCAATCACTTTCCATAGTTATTTAGTTTAATGTTTCTAATAAATTTACTCCGTAAAAATCTTCTGCTTGTCTAATTAATTCTTTTAAGGAGAAAGCAAGGAGAGTAACGAGCTCTCCTTTTATATACAATCTTCCTTCCCATTCTTCGTTGCTTACTTTGAATATT